ATAGGGTCCTTAACATATCCACCAGGATATGATGATTTTATTTTATCCTCGTAAAATGGTATTGCGATTTTTTGTTCGTATAAGTGGCGATATATGATTGTTTCCCATATCGCTGTGACGCCAAATGTGTCTGAATAGTTTACACCACCTTTATACGCCATGGTCATCATCAGCGTAATTAGACCCATTTTCTCCTCTAGTCGGTCAACCAATTCCACGTCCTTAATATTATAATCAATAAATTTTTGGTGGTCATTTTTGTAGAGTTCATGGAGTGTTCCATATTCCTCGTACGATAATTTCTTTTCGCCTAATATGACATTTGCAATATGGTCAAGACGATAGGATTCCTGTGCAGTGTATGTATATTTTTGGAAGAGTTCTAGGTAATCAGCAGTATTAATTCCTTTAAGGTCATACACAGATTCTGTTCTGTTGATTCTACGGACTGAACCTTGTTCAATCATATTCCATGGACTGAATTTTTTAGTTAGGTCCTCGCCAAGTATTTTTACTGACCTATTGATTAGATATGGAATATCAAAGAAGCGAACATTCCAACCTGTAATTACATCTGGACAATGACTTGGAGTTGACCAATGTGTTAGGAATAATTGAAATAATTCCAATTCTGATTCGCACTTTTTGTATACGACACGGTTTGTTCTCATGATTGAATTGGACACATCATAATCATTTAAACCCCAGATATAATATGTATTATCAATATTGTTTTTCATTGTAATAGAGATAACAGGATAACTTGCAGTATCTGGGTGGGGAAAACCTTCATCAGATGCAACCTCGATGTCGATTGTAGTTACATTGATTTGATTTCTGTTGTATTCGATTGGGCCTGGAAACTCTTCGTTAATAAATGCAGGTATGTATCGGTCATTACCAAAGATTTGGCGACCTGCTGTGTGTTTGTTTTCATCAATCCAGTTTTTTGCATCACGCATGGAATCAAATTTGATTGGCGCGCATTGCACACCATCGATGGATTTCCAATCACCTTTTGGCGTGGAAACAAAGAGCGTGGGTTGATATTTGATTCGTTTGGAAATTTTCTTGCCATTTTCATATCCTCTGTAAAGGAGAGAATTGCCATAGCGAGAGATGTTTGTATAAAATTTCATAATGTATATTATATCACATTTTCAGTATAATGTAAATAGGTTGGGGGAGATTTTTTCTCCCCCGCATGATTGTGTCAATGAGTCCTAAAAACTTGCTACTTGAGCAATCATTATGGCTGGTGCTAATCCTAAGATTAACATTGCCACAAGAGTACTAAATGCAGCTGTTTTTAAGGTCTCGGCAACGTCATCATATTTCTCCATGTAATGAAGTATATGTTTCATGTTGTTCTCCAGTAAATAGTTTATTACTTATCTACTGAGTTTCGCTGCTCACCAGTTTACCCTTTCAGGTATTCTTTCTTCTTTGATGCCCCAGCAGACCCTAATTGAATCTTCCTAGGACGCTTTTCTTCTGGAAGTTCTACTCTGGCATAAACCACTAGTATCCCATCCTTCAAATCAGCACCGTCTATTACTACAAATTCTGAGAGTCGGAAGCTCTTCTCAAATTTGCGGCTAGAAATGCCTTTATATGCATATTCACGCTCATCTTTATCCACTTCTCCAGAGACTTTAAGAATACCGTCCTTAAGTTCGATATTAATATCATCTTCTGCAAACCCAGCCACAGCCAATTCGATTAAGAATTTCTCCTCATCTATCTTGACGACATTGTGGGGTGGATAATTATTGCTATTGGACCTTGCACTTGAATGAATCCTTTCCAGGTCTTCAAATAAAGTGTCAAATCCTACGAATAGTGAACGCGGCACGTTCAAGTTATTTCTTACTACCATTTTTATTTCCTCCTATTAAGTTAGCAAGGTTAGTTTGGAATCCCCTAATGGGCAATTCCGTTGTTATTTATACAAATAGTTTGCCTAGTCTGTATAAATATTATTATGACATTAATTAAAAATTATTTTAAAAAATTTCATAAATTTATGAAAGCTGGAAGGATTAATAAAGTAGTTAAAAAGTTTACTACTTAATCCTTATTTGTATTTCCGATATTATATTTCGGACACAACTCCCATTGACTCTTTTCTTTATACGGAATAACTTTAATCTGTCTTAAAGGAGCCAAAGGCTTCGCTTGGGCTGAGTTTATTATGGTAATTAAACCCCAGTCTGCAAGCAATGTTGCGATTGTGTTCCTTCTCTCCAAATCATTCGATATTAGATTACTAGGTTTTCCATCTAGTAAAAAGAGTTCTTTAAAATGTACGATAAAATATCTACCTTGTTTATGTAATATATGACAAGATTGATATAACTTTTGGTCTTTGCGTGATGCGACTCCAATCCTTGTAAGTGTTTCTCTTATTTTTAGAAAGTCGTCGGGTTCGTTGAGTGTGACTTCCAACATATCAGTTGGTTGCCAACTAGTGATTTCTTTATTTTCGTTTTCCACCTTTATAAATCCTTTGTTTCAAATCAGTGATTTGTTCTGCACTGAATAATGATAAAACGGATTTAGCTTTTTCATTGCTATACCCATAATATTCTTTTATTAGTTCTAGGTTGGTGACCTCTTGTGGTTTAATCCACTTTGACCACCTTTTTTGTTTCCTAATTATATTTATAAAAAAATCGTACTGAAGCCGATGGTCTACAGTATGGTGGATATTCATCTCATTCGCAAAGAGAATGGTATCTGGGTACATTGAAAGCCCTCGATTGATAATAAATGCATTGTATTCTTTTTCTGCAATATCATCTACCATGATACCTTTTTTACCATAGGTAATATCATTTATGTAATCAAATGGGCTCATTGTGTTTCTATATATTCTTGTGCAGCTCTTTTGGTTGAAAATGTTTTTTCAGCAATTATGACCTTTGATGGATTATATTGGACTGCTCTATATCTTTTATCCTCTCCATCATAATGTACTTCAACAATGTCCCATTTTGGGTCTGTATCTTCCAGTATTGTTTCCTCTCCTGTAATAGGATTAATCATATATTTTTTCATTTAAATTTGACCCCCGCCATAATTTCTGTACAACAAGCAACCATATTAAGTTCATGGTCTGCCACAAAACTATTCTTGTATTGATAATCAGCAAGTATGAGCACAAGCTGTGGAATACTTTGTGGTTCCACATAATCATACATATTGTCATATATCTTTCTGAATAGCGCAGCAGGTTCAACATCAATATTATCAGTGACCCATTGTCGCATTTGTTTAAAGTTTTTGTCCTTCATCGCCGACATTAGATTATTCAGCGATACCTCTTGTATGTTTACCAGAATACCTGAATCAATTGTACCAGAGAGTGAATACCTTTGTAATTCATTTAGGACTCTTCTCCAATCTGGCATATGTTTCATAATAAGCTCTGCAATAACAGGCTCTTCGTATTGTATTTGTTCCGTGGTAAGGATATTGATTACTCTTTTCATAAATTGACCACACAAATCTGCAAGGTCCTTTTTAGAGACATTGAATTCAACAACTGAACATCTGGAATGTAGTGGTTCAATAATTCTGTTTTTAAAGTTACAGGTCATTATGAACCTACAGTTGCCACTGAATTCCTCTATGAATCCTCTTAAAGCAGGTTGGGTGGACTGGGGGTTTAGATAATCTGCCTCATCTAAAATCACCACCTTGTATCCACCCTGTAATGAAACGGTCGACGCGAATTGTTTTATTTTGTGTCTGAGTGTGTCAATATTACCTTCCTCAGACCCATTGATTAACAAATAATCCAATCCTAATTCATTACAGACAGCCTTTGCGACTGTCGTTTTACCAATCCCTGCAGTCCCCGTAAATAATAAATTTGGTAGTTCCTTGTGATTAAGTATTTCTGTAAATGTTTCCTTTAAACCACTAGGCAGAATTGTATCTGCAACTGTCTGTGGTCTGTATTTTTCAACCCATAAAAATTCATTCATACTGATACCTCGTTTGTGTCCCATTGAACAACTGTATCCAATCTAAAACTTCTCCATGCCTTTTTATCTAAGGCCCAAACTGGATAAGCTTCCATGGAAGTTGCGGAATAATTTATTGTTGTTTCAACTCCATTTTCTTTTAGAATTTCGGGTTGTAGAGTACATGGCATTATTCTTAATTCGCCTGTATCTATTTTTTTGAATGTTACTGTGACTAGCCCTGTTTGTAAAGCCTCGAGCAATTTGGCTTTTTCATTGTTTTCCATAATATATCCTTAAATGTAGGGAGGCAGAAGCCTCCCCATAATTTATTCAGCTGAATCATCAGCAGGTTCTTCGACCTCAGGTACTTGACCTTCAGGTGTCTCGCCATTCTTAGATGCCGCGTTGAGGAAAGTAACAACTCTGTTTCTTAATCCACCAACTGCTTCTAATTCAGGACCTTCGAATCCACCTCTTTTGGAACAAATATCAATTATTTGTACCATAGTGGCGATGTCCTGTAAAGACAATTGAACTTGCTCTGCTTCAGCATTTTCAGTTTTCACTTCTTCTGCCATTTGTTTTCTCCTTTGCAAAGATAGTTAACAAAACGAAAAGGCCCTAGCATGGCACCTTTTCATTATTCACAATGTATTTATACACCAAATGTGGAAGATTTCTCTAAAGCGATAAAATAAGATACTGGTTTGTTCTTATTAGTCCACTTGGAAATCAATTTGGAAGATATTTGTACATCGTACTCTCCGTCAATGATTTTAACATTTGAAATGTTTATCACGAACGAAAACTTATGACCAGTTGTATTTGGTCCTAATTCGGTTTCAAAAGTATTTGCACTAGAATCTTTAGTATCAAATACCTTTACAGATATTCCATTTTCATCACCTACAAAAGCGACATCGAGATGTCCTAGTACAGATGCGGCCTTTTTAGTTTTGGATAATACTTCCTCTGTTAGAGTAATATTGACCTCACTATCAGGCATTGTAATATCTTTATCTGGGGTTGTCAGAATACTTGGTTCTGCAAAATAAAATCTTACCTTATTGGTATTATTTGATATTTGAACCGAGTTACCTTCGAACGCTAGTGTGGCGTCATCAACCAATGAATAGGTAGATAGGAATTCATTTAAATCATATATACCCATTTCACTTGGAAAATCCTCTACAATATCAGCCATAGCCAGAATGTTTTTTGCCTCAGAAATAGTCTTGAGCTTTTGTCCTGGCCTTAGGACAATATTGGAGTTGATACTTCCAAAGTTAGTTAACAGCGCTAGTGTATCTTCAGATAATTGCATTTTTTTCTCCATAATTAATAGTTACTATTATATCACAAAAAGAGGTCATTGTAAACCCTCTTTTTCATTTTTATCATGTACATGTAATGCGATAAGGGCATAATGTAGTATTTTTAACAGGTCTTTTCTGTTATATCCTTCCTTTTTGCCATACCTCTGAGCATATTTTAGTACATTACCCAAAGCAAAACCCATGCCATGGTCACAGTCAATAATAAATTCCGTTGATTGAAATTTGTTTTTACTGTAATGACCATCATAGGTTTTACTTACATAATTCAGAAGCTCTTCAATTAGAGCATCTTCGTTAAATTTAAAATTTGTTTTTTGTTTCTTTTTACCAAACATATTAAGCTGCTTTATTTCCTTTTTTTGAATTTTCTCTGTAAGGCATGCCTTGTAAATTTTCAAATTTATTATTTTTATTATTACCGTCCTTGTGGTCTACACACTCATACATATCATGAAAGTCCTTCCTTTGCTCTACTGATAATGTTTTCCAATACTCATAATTAATTCCTTTAGGTGTGCCTCGCTTTGTCCAGTCAGTAAATTCTTTATATATTACTCGATGTAATAGGAAATCGCCGGCAATTTTTACATACCCAGTATCGGTTTTGTAACCGACTCGTTTGCCCTTTGAATCAAGGGCA